CTATCTAAAAACTCTTCCAACCGGGGTCGAACCGATGACCTTGCGATTAACAGTCGCACGCTCTACCAACTGAGCTATGGAAGACTGTTCCTTTCTACCTGAATCGAACAGGTGACCCATGGAACTACAGTCCACTGCTCTGCCAACTGAGCTAAGAAAGGGTGTGCTATTAATATACGGCACTGTGAATACAACGCGACAGAGAGGGCTCCCCGATGTGAGACCGGTTAAGGTTCCTCACCCCGTCGGCTCCATCAACGTTTATTCACTGGTTAGGGTTTCAGGTTAGGTTGGTGCAATACCGATGCCCCCATTCCAGATGGGTTTGCCCTTTACGTGGGACACCGGTCCTTCCCTCCACCCAAACAGCTCCCAAGAAGATTCGAACTTCTGTTGGTGGTTTCAAAGACCACAGTGCTAACCAACTACACCATAGGAGCGGTGGGTACTCGACCGACTACACGTCGGGAGTGGATATATCATATTCAAGTGTTTCTTCTTTAAGTCCATTTACAAACTTCATACCAGCCAAAGAGACGGAAAAAAGACCAGCGGAGGTGTTCGCGACGATCATCGGCACAACATGAAAGTGTATGGAATACACCAGACCCAGAATACTTGCCATAACATTTAGACCCAGAAAGGTATAATTAATCGCGTGGGTGTCTTTGGTCTTATATACATGAACAATTTGCGGCACGAACATAATTGAAATAAGCACAGCGCTCACCAGACCTAACCAGTTGATGAGGGTATCTGTATCCATACTCTTAATTATTTTCTAATTTTTAAGTAGGTATGATACTATTCGTCATTTTGATAGTATTGGTCATTTACATATTGTTAAAAACACGTACCAAAGAGAAATATGACTACAGATGTTTTCTCCTCACCGTCAAGAATGAAAAAGATAGACAACGACGATTTTTCGAAAATCATAGAGAGGACATTCCAATCGAAGTCATCTATGGACCTGATACAAGAAAAATTAGTATAGCCGGAGAGTTTGAAGAACATATAGAACCCGAATACTTTGAAAAGGCTATAGAGATGCATTATAACCCGGAAATCAGGAGACCCGATATTACCTATTTCAATTTGGGTGCCATCGGGTGTTTCATGGGTCACATGGAATTTTACAAGAGGTGTTTTCGTCAAGGTATCAAATACGCAGTCATCTTTGAAGACAATGTCGTAGTAAAGTCTGATCAATTATACGAGCAAATCCAAGGTGTTATCGATGAAAAAGAGAATGACTTTGATATGTGTTTTTTCCACTGTTTGTCGAGACTCCCCGATACTAAGGAAGGAACTCTTGAAAAGGTCAATTGGATTTCAAGTACCAAATGCTATCTCGTAAATGTTAATAACATGCGGGAGTACGTCAAATATTTCTACCCTATGGATAACCACGTGGATATGAAACACGAAGATTTAATTGCAAAAGGCTGCCGTGTGTATTACAAAGATCTAAGAGACTACATGTATATAGATCGCACACATCAAAGTATGATTGGGCACAACGATCACGAAAGGAAAGAATTCTTCTCGAGGCAGTACCCCACAGCTACACCCAATGAGCTTAAATGGGGCTATTAAGCCATAACAAACTTTGTCGCAAAATCAACAAATTCGGGTTTCCATCCACACGTCCTCTCAGTATTGGGGAAATTATCAGTGATAGTCACGCGCCGTCCATCCTTTAGAATGATATTGATACTGCAAGAGTAAATATGATTCATAGGCAATGCCCTAAACACATCGTCCATGACACCGTTTGCATTTTTGTCATACATATACAGTTTCATACAAAGGCCGTCGTATATCTCAACTTCTTCTAGATCTGTGCCATCAACAACACCAACAAACTCGGTCTCGTGCCAATGGTTACCCTTTGGTGTCTCAGAAATCCCGAAGCCACCTTTAAGAAGATCGGGTGTGTAGATAGTTTGCAAAATGTACTTGCGAAGATCCTTGAACGTCACGGGTTCATTAATACCGACATGGCAATCGTCAATGTTGACCATATACAGATTGGTCACTTTCGCATCGGTATAATCAATAGATCGAAGATCCTCGGTCGTGGCAGTGATTTGCGCAAGCATTTTTGTCGAATTGATAATGAGTAGTTGGATTTTGGAGTTATTTTATATTAATGTAAACATCGACTTAGGCTTTCAACTTTTACAATGAGGAAAACTCATTCTAAAAGCTGTTCCTAACGGGGCTCGAACCCGTGACCTTGGCGTTATAAGCACCACGCTCTGACCAACTGAGCTATAAGAACGGTGCAACTTGGTTATGTTACTAACCAACTTGTATAACGGTGGGACTTCCCACATACTACATATCATCGAAATCTTTAACCTAAGTAAATTCTAAAAAACAAACAAACAAACAAGTAAATATGGACTACGACGATTGTACCGTTACGACCGAGATGCCCCTCAGCGATGAGGTTGCCGACTTCATTGAAAAAGGTCTCCATCGCAACATGACTGACAAGGATGTGGTCGAATGGTGTGACGATAACCTCGAGGAGGTTGCTAAAATATATGAAAAGTACAGAGGTACCTACTTGTCATATAGGGATGCCGAGATGACGTTATTTTTTACACAGACTGTGTATTGGAGAGATGACAGTATAGACGTGATTAGATCTTTTGTAGCTTGTAATTAAAATGTCAGTGCATATAAATGTTGAAATACATACTTGTAATAGTGCTCATATATATAGTACTTTTTATACTCAACATGAGTCACTTTGAAAGAACCATCTTGTATAAATTTTTCACACGGGGAGGTTTGAGAAATACAATGAGTGTACCTAAAGATAATGTTGCCGTTGGTGAGGGTTTTAAAGATATCCTCTTGTCGCCTTTCTATTATCATAGACATAAAATCACCAAGATTTCAGATGGGACCCTATTAAATTTTTATTGTTATCATGATAAGTATTTTGAGAAGTGTCGAGAAATGAGCAGTAAAATGTTTTGGAATGACTATTTTAATGAAAATGGTGTCAAGACACCCAAATTATATGCAACTACAAAACCATACCAAGTGTATCAACCCATATTACCAAACGCTGAATATATATCAAAACCTGAACATGGATTACGAGGAATCGGTATACGTGTCATAAAAGGTGATGAGATAAGACCAACCGAAAACAATCACCTCATACAAGAGAAAATTGACGCATGTGGGCATAAAGGTGGTAGATCATTTCGAGTAGTGACGACATATGACGGAGAGCTCGTATCAGTAGAGGAATTGAAAAATGATAATAAAGTGACATCCAATGGTTCGACGGGTGGAAACGTCAAAATGTGTAGTGGTGATATGTGTGGGGAATACCAAAAATTACATAAACCGATAAAAAAACTATGTGAGCTTCATAAGCGTGATTTCGCAGATTGTTTTTGTATTGGTTGGGATGTGTTAGTTGATTGTAAAGATGCGTATGTCATTGAAGGAAATTGGCCCAATGGGTTATTTAATGTCAAAGATGATAACACCGATGAATTTTATGACATGTTCAAACCAAAAGTTGAAAAGTTTTACGCTTTGAACAACATATAGATGTCGTATATCACGATGGCTATCACGATGACAGGGTAGTACCACGGGAGACTCGTATGAGTGATTTCATCATTTTCACAAACTCTACCCTCTAATCTACTTATTGCACATAGTGGTTCTCCTTCATTAATTTTTGATGTGAGAAACCAGCTGAATAACATTGTTAAATTGAACATTAAATTGGAGATATAATCCTTGAGATAAAATGGACTAAAAAGTGCATATGTCATTATGAGCGTATGAAACATATGAATAAACAATGTTGTAGACGTTTCTTCCCTACACACACGTTTTCGACCTGTCACTCCGTATATGTCATTGATTATAGAGCCTATGAAAAATAGTATAGGTACGATCATATACTATCTAAACAGATTTTTCCCTACCAAAAATCCTAAAACATTCGTGAGATTGTCTCCAACTGAGTAATGCCACGTATGTTCTTCAGAGTTTTTAATACCCAACATGCGATCAACGAAATTTTCATGTTTGGATTTTCCCGCATATACCCGACGAAACCAAAGGGGGGTTTCTTGGTCCGACTCGACCAAACATCCACCAAACTTCTTGACAAGATCAGGTCTGGAGGACAGCCAATATTCAAACACCTCCCATGCGGCACCTAGGGTGATCCAAAACCAAAATTGTTTTGGAAAGAGGGTACCTAGTAGGGCAAAGAATAAGAAGTGACTGTACTGAAACCCGTAAAACTCTGTTCGGAAACAATCTTCAGATGGTTTTTCACACGGGCAATGATTTGCATATAAGAAAAACCATGTCGTAAATAACAATAGGATGAGTAGTCTCATCTATTTCTTGGATTTAGAAAATATTATTTTTACAACTTCACCAAAAATAAACGCCTGTTGGGTCATTGCTAACATCTTCGCACGTCCCGTCTTGGGACTAAAGTCACCGTAACCCACACTACTCATAGTCGTGAAAGAAAAATAGTAAGGATCGAGAGCCGTCTTGAAGCCAAACTCCTCTGGATCCAACATACTGTAAATAAACCCATACAACAATGTGACAGTTATAACAAGTCTAAATTTATCAGCGGGTGTCATTTATTCTTTACTAACATTTATTTCTTTCAATCCAATGTCCATACTTGTCCTCTTCTGTTTTGCGAACCATCGACCACCCAGATTCGCGCTAACGCTCGCACCCCGTGTGGGTGTGTCACATAGTATGATGCTTAAGCCGTTACATACATCTGGTTTATGTTCCTTGTCAGGAAATTCTTCATTGAACGCGTGTATCGAAATAGACGGGATGTCGGGGGCGTCATCTAATAGGCGGTCGTATTCTTCCCGAGCCTTTGAAACAAATTCGAGTACATCTACCCGATGCTCCTTCTCGAGAGAAAGTTCCATGTCAATATTTCTATAAAATTTAGAATACTGAATGCACATGAGTGAATGTGCCTCTGTCAGTTGCTGACTTTGACTAAACTTACTTATCGATGCGAGAATACCACCAACTACATTTAAGAATGCAAAGATGTATTGAAATATTACGATTCTTCTCTGTGTGTCTATATCTTCGACAGTACCATTCGGGTTTAAAACAGCAAAACCACCCACACCGGTCAGACTCGCTATGATTATAGTTGGATACGCCATCATATCGTTCTGCTTCTTGTAATACAACCTAGCGTGATTGTGAAGCCAGCGGTATCCAGCCGCCTTTTCGGCCCATTTGACTAAGAGCTTCTCCTGTTTGTTACACCAACAATGGGGCACATCCTCTTCACCCATTGCAATTAATATTAATCAAGATATTTTTCAAGTTCTGGTTCCATCTCCGATACCCACCACTTTTTTTTCACTGGGTCCCATTTTGCACCCAACGATTTAACGTGATCTTTTTCTTCAAACGGAACATTTAGGTATATTCATAAATTCTTCCGCTTCTTCTTCGGTTTTAAAAGACTTATAGACCGCACCGGGATATCCAATTACCTGCGTCTTAGCCTCATCCCAAGTAGTGTAAATACCTGGGGTACATCCTTTAACAACCGCGTAAAATTTTTGCTTCTTCGTTCCACTTGAGGTTTTGATTTTGGGGGTTCCACCCGCAGCCTCATAGGCTAATGTATCAACTTCTTCATTTTTAGGGTCACCATTATGAGCTTTTACCCATTTCCAGTCAATAACCTTTAATTTATTACGCACTTCATCAATAGCAATCCATAACTCTTTATTTTTCACTGGTGTTCCCGTGGAAGTTATCCAATCATTTTTTTTCCATTTTATAATCCATGAAGTGATACCATTCTTCACGTATTGACTATCCGTAAATATACAAACTTCTTGGATATCTCTCTTCAAACATTCCTCGAGGGCTTTGAGAATCGCCGTCATTTCCATGACATTGTTGGTGGTGTCAGCCTGTTTACCAGATAACCTAAACAGATCACTAACCACACCCCAACCACCGCGTCCAGGATTACCGAGACAACTTCCATCTGTGTAGATTTCGTACATACTTACTTACCGCGCGTATCCTTATACTCTGAAGCTTTCTTTGGGGTCTTGCATATCACGTCACCACAGTGATCTCTATTTTGGTAGACCGAGTTTATAGAGGTGGTCAGGTCCTCACATGTTTTAACTTTCCAACGCCCTAACATGGGTTTTTCCACTTTTACAAAAAGGTCGAGAAGTCGTTTGATCATATATAAAGTTTAAATGTGTCATTTCTTTATGAAGGTTGAAATATCCAACGGTGATCTAATAGATAAAATTACCATTCTCGAATTGAAAATGGAAATGATAGACGGGGAGGAACGTCTCAGAAATATAAAAAATGAATACAACTTTTTGTGTGAGTTAGAGTTTGATACATCACACAAAGCGGAATTAAAAGATGTCAATCGTGGAATTTGGGACTTTAGGGAGATGTTGAGACTTTTAAATCACAAAGGTCTATACAACCAGTCGTTCATACATAGTGCAAAAAGAATTATTGAACTCAACGATGAAAGAAATCGAATCAAAAAACTAATCAATGAGGAAACGGCATCTGAAATTATAAATGAAAAGGGCTACAAAACTCCCACACCCACTCCATCCCCATCATACTCGTCGTTAGACGATCCCCTATTCTTCATGGACAAATTTTAAGATATTTGGGTATCTTAAAATTTGATTTGTGACGATATTTATACTAAAATGCAGTAAGCAAATTAGTTGGAGAAGGCGAGACCACCCATACCGGATTGGATGCGGAGGACGTTGTAGTTGCACGCGAACATGTGCATGGAGGTCGCGTCACCGGCGTCGTGGGCAACAACCTGGACCTGCGCGTTGTCGATGCGGGAGAAGTTGCAGGTGCCTGTGGGCTGGTGCTCCTCTGGCTTGAGCGCGAAGGAGTACGAGTACACACCGGGAACGGGGCAGCCAGAGTGGTGGTTGTAGGACTGCACCTGGTTGAAGTACTTGCCCTTCTGCTCCTTGAAACGGTCCTGACCGTTGAGGATGAGCTTGAAGGTGTTGAGGACACCACAGGCCTCCTCAGTGAAGCGGGTGTCACCACCAATGCCGTCGCCGGCACCGACCGCGAGGAGGGGAGCACCGG